GGCCCTGGGACAATCTAGAGATTGAAGGTACTTCGTCACAGCTACTTGGGTTACCCGAGTAGGTACGCGGAATTGCTTCGCGAGTTTTTCACGCTCGCGCACACTGTGCGACTGAGTTGACATTGTGTGGCCTCTCTACAAATCTCAAGCAGGTTGAAAAGCCTGAAGCGTCGACTAGAAAGGAACCGAGGGTCAGTCGAGAACCCCGATGAAAGTCAAACCGCAAGAGCACACAGCGAATACATCATCGCTATATGTTACCTCGCAGTTTGACGGCATCAGGATCCAATCGTAACCCTTTGTGAACCTTCCCTTCGAACGCTTAATCTTCATAGGAGGCACGGTAGTTAGCCGTGTCACTCCAGAAGATATCACCCGATGCTGAGCACCAGACAGAGTTTTCTTCACGTTAGTAAGGCGTGTCGAAAGTCTGAATGGCACCCGGCAAAGGCGCCCCAGTTACGTCTGTTGGGGCGTCATCGGATGCATTGATGGTTCCCACGAGCGTCGACAGAATCAGGCTCCAGAAAGCGAGCCGTTCTGCTGCCGTTGATCGTTCGGGAATCAGCACCTCGAGATTTGCTGTCAGTTCGTAGGCTTTTTGGGGAGCAGGTGTAAACCCACTTCCCGCATTGCCGAGAACCTCCAGCGTTGGAGAGACGAGCTTGCTCTGCACCCGATACAGTCGGGAGTTCTTCGAAGGACTCCGAACCGACAGGGTGTAGACAGGGTAACCAACGGCGATACCGCCCGATTGGTCAACCCACCGCGCAACCCCCGGAATCATAAAACCCATGGGGGTGAACGTTTTGTCAAACCCTACCGTTGCGCTTGTTGAGCGTACGGTAGAGCCTAACAGAGTGGACATCTTGATTGCCGCAATAGCGGACATGGTACCTACTCCTAAGGAAATAACGGATACCAATCATCTCGACCAACGCTAATCAGTATTAAGTGGGCAGAGGGTATTAACCCCTGAACACACTGACCAGTAAAGCGAGGGCGTTAGCTGCATGAACAGTACTGATAGGCGATTTGAGAATCGGTGGATTAGAGGCCGGAAACCCATTTAAGGGTGTCCGAACATAATCTATTAGAAGCCCAGCTCGACTACCTAACTGCGTCACTTGGCTATAGCCCGAACCATCACCGGACAGATAATTAGCGCCGATTGATTGGCTAGAGTCCTCTGAAGTTAACCTGGATTCAGATCCATGATGGAAGATTAAACCATCATAGGCCGTAAGGCTTTCAAGCCATGGGCCAATAGGATAGAACCAGTCAACAACAAAGGACCAAGGTAGTAATTCCCACACGAGATCTGCGGGATTGTTTAACCCGAGGTCAGCAATAAGTCTCTTAACATTGGAATCTCGATAGTATGCAACTTTAAATCTGCATACTGACATCGTCAAGTGGCTTTCTGAGCCACAGTGCGATGGATTCACTGCGCCAAACGGACCGGCTAGAGAGCCGGGAGTTCCGACTGTAACAGGTACTTTGAGATTCACTTGTTCTTGAGACTTACCACTACTTCGGACAGTTTGAACCCAAGGGTTCTTCTCGAGAAAATTCTCGAGAGTTTGAACACTATCCCGGATATCCTGAATTAAGGGTTTCCAGCCGTATACGTACTCGAGCCAATGATTGCTCAAGCGCTTAAACGGGTCCGTCTCTTTAGGAGCAGATGGATGATGTTTTCCCCGAGGAGTCCAACCGAGGTTACTAAGGCACAGGCCAACGTTCCCATGTTTGAGAGCATTTGCAGCACCGGCAATACGACGGCAATTAACCGCTATCATATTGACAGTCTGTTTATACTCCCCCACATCGATCGAAAAGCCATTGCTAGCCGTCACTTGCGCGATTAGCTTTGATAGAGCCTTAACTCGGGCCCCTGCTAAGAAATTAGCAGAAGGCAACTGCACCCAGTCCCAAAAGTCTGAACACTTTCCGCGGGAGATTAAACCCGTTCCCTTTATTAAGGGAGGAAAGAGATAGACTCTTGAATCAAAAGCGTCTTCATTCCATTCCTTTAAGATTTTCACAGTGTGAAAATTCTGCGGAAGTAACTTCCG